TAATTCTGTATCAAAAGGTATTAAAACTTCTTTGGTAATAGAATTTTTTACCCTATAATAAACTCTTTCTGGAATATATGATGGTTTTATGAATGGTTCTTTTTGATATAAAACATATGTATCATCAACTTTTTCTATATGTAATCTAAATCTTGGAACTTCATTTTTATCATATGAATGTTTTGAATTAATTACGTTAACATAATATCTATGTGGACCAATTGCTGATGAATTTGTTGATGGAAAATAAACATTAAGAGTACCTGAAGAATAAGTTGTAGACTTATCTAAAGACATCCATTCTGCGTTAAATGTTAAATATTCTTTATTTGCATGTCTTTGAAAATTTTGATTCAGATTTATTGTAAAATTTGCTGAATAAACGCCATTTCTAAATGAATTTCCTAATATAAATTGTGAACCTGTAACAAACTGTTCATAAGTACCTGATGTTAATGTTTTTGTTAATTTTAATAACAAACAATCAGATCCAGTAACATAATTTGTTCCAGAAATTATGTTTTTTAGTGTACCTCTTACATTATTATAAAGTAATATGTTACCTTCATAATTAAAAACAAAATTATTTGTGTTATCAATTATAGAATCATCGTATTTAATAATTAATTGAGGTTGTATTTCAGGATTTTTTGCGTTTCTTGATGCAAATCTTTTTACAAATCTTGATTTTGAATCATTTTCTTCAGATTCTGTAAATGATAACCTGAATCCATTGTTTGGAATAATTCCGTTTAGGGATGCACTTATAAATTTTGTAACATCAATTTCTAAATTTTCTTTACCAGTAATAAAACTACAAGTTGTGAAAAAATCACCTTCTGTAATATGATTTCTTATTAAATCTATATTACCAGTACCAAAAGTTCCAGATAGATTTGCACCAATTCCACCCCAAACTACATCTGATGAAGCTGAAATAAAATTAGCTGAATCCATATCTTGAAAATAAACTATATCGTTTCCAATACCTTCTGAAAATTCTTTTGCTAATGGATAACAAATGACATTAAAATTTGTTGGTGTCATCTGTCCTGAATTGACCCCAAATAATTTTAAAGTACAATTGAAGGTTGGATCAGTTGTATCTAACAAACCTTTATTAAAGTCATTTATAAGATCATCTATGTTAAAATCTACCAATATTCTTGAAAGTTCAATATTGGGTTGATTATTTGTATAAGTTAAACCATAGATTTTAAATAAATCTAAAGTAGTTGCATTGCCAACATTAGAATAAATTTTTCTTTTATTAGAAATTATTCTATTTGTAATATACGTATCTTTTTTTGATTTAAAGATTCTATACATTATGAAATCTTTCCTATTATGTCTATATCTGGATATTTAAATTCAAATATCGAACCGGGTGGTGGGATTAATAAGCCTTTTTTAATTGATGAATTTACATCTATTGATGAATTACTATAAATATTTTCATTTACTATTCCTGTTAAACATTCAAATTTTAACATTGATTTATCATTAAATGGTTCCATAGCAACAACGCCCTCAGTAGACATTATTAATGTAACTATTTCTGATAAAATTATTGGTTGATCAATATAAAAATTATTAATATTTAAATAGTTTTTTAATTTATTTAAAATATTATTTAAAATATCATTTTTATTATATGCAGGATCTTTTATAATTTGAAATTTTAATCTCAAATTAATTACCTGAGCATCTAATATGTCTATTGAATCAGAAATTAATCTTTGATTATTCAAATATGTTTTTAAATTATTTTTTAATAAATCACTACAAATAATTAAGTTATTATCCAAATTTTTAGATATCACAAATAATTGTGTAGATAATGGATTATTTGGATTATCTTTTAATGAAGCCCTAAACACTCTTCCAAAATTTGATGGAATAGTATATAATCTTCCTAATAAATCTTGCTTTGTTACAATTCTTAATTGAGAATTTTTTTCTGATTTAATGAATGCTTTTAATTCTGAAATAGCTGGTGCGTCTGTACCACCACTGGTTTCTAATTCATTATAAACTAACATGCTTCTACTTACGTCTCGTTTAATAGTTTGATCTGTTAGTAAATCATTAAATTCTATATTTTTTATTGAAATATTTGTAATAGAAAGTGAAGGAACATTATGATTTAACCCACCACCATATCTGTAAGTTACAAATAAAGTACAATTTTCTGATGCAACTCCCAGAGTTTTTGTGTTTAGTAGTTTTGAAGGATTTAATGAAAAATTTTTATTAATTTTTTTACCATAAAAATTAATTGCATATTCACTTGGATCAGGTATTGCATCCAATTCAAAGCCAGATCCACTTCCTCCACCAAATGTTAACGTTGTTTTTCTGTCTGTAATTAAAACTTCAGACGTAAATCTATATGGCGCGCTAATGAGCTTAATAGAGTCTTTTACAATTTCATTGTTATTATTTATTGATGTTATTGTTTGATAAACAGTATCTTCAGATAAATCATTTACTTCATAATACTGTATATTAAAAGAATCTCTAACGCTGATTATATCAGTAACATTTTTATTTTGTAATGTTATTTTTCTAAATGCAGTAAAATTTGTTATGTTAAAATTTTCTGTTATAATATCGCCAGATATTATAAATGCTTTCTTTTTAAATATAAAAGTATTATTTTCAGTAGGTAAAATAGTCGCTTTATAAACTCCAAGTGAATCTTTTTCAGAAAAATCTACATCATCTATTAATCTAAAATTAATTCCTTCTAATGATGTAAATATACAATCGTTTTTAATGATAGGTAATGCTAAATCATTTGGTTTTGTTAGATCACTATTGTCTGCTGGTATTTCAATTTCTATTGTTAATTCACCAACAGACGGGGAAGATCCCATTATTTTAACACCTGCATTTTTTAAATGCATTTCTATATTTTGATCTTCAATCGCAGTATCAGGATCTAATTCTGAAAATTGATGATCTAAATAAAACGACATATTATCGTTTACCGCAGCACCAATGTCAACTAAACTTCCAAGAATACCATTTACAGAAAAATCCTGTAACTTATCAGGATAGTATGTTCTTATATAACTTACCATATCATTTCTAAATTCTTCGAATGTTTTATTTAGAAATGATCTGTTTCTTATTTCTATTTTATCTTTTATTGACATTTTTATAACCTTAGAATAATTTCACTATAAAATTTAAAGTCCTTGTTTCATTACTTATTTGCGGAACAGAAAAATCTATTTTTAAATTAAGAACTGATGTTGCATATTTTGAATCTCGCGTTACTTCAGTATTTAAATCTAATAAATTGACAAATGGCATCCATTTTGAAACTGCATTATAAATTTTTTCTGCCGCCGCATCATTAAATGGACTACCACTTGAATTTTCAGTTAATAGTTCTTTTAAATTTGCTCCATAATCATAAATGCCTAATCTTTCACCGTAATTAGTCATTATTAATAACTTCAAATCATCTGTGATTTGATCCATTGAATTTGTATTGCACTTTAAAAAAGTAAATTTATCATCAAATTCAAAAGGAAATTTTAAACCATATAGTGTAACTTTATTTTGCTGTACACTGGTATTTTTAATTTCTGTGGCTGTCTTTCCAGAGCTTTTAAACTTAAATGACATTAATAATAATTATATTGTATTTGAATTTATTAGTAACGGCGTTGGTGTAGGAATTATTGAATTGACACCCGTAATCGTATACGTTAAACTTAAAAATGCACTATAAAAACATCTTACAAACTCATAAGATGATTCTTGAGAATTTAAATTATTTAAATTTGATTCTAAACTTTGTTTTGCTATTTCTAAAGAAACATCAGGTATTACTACTGGTGATATAGAAAATGTTGTTGCTGGTGTTGGTGCAGGTTTTATAAAAGTTCCAGGCGCAACAATAAATGTAGATGCTAATATAGAAGATTGCCAAGCATTTGCTAAAATAGAATTTGGTAAAAATTTATTATCATAAATTTTCATTAAAGATAATTGTGATTTAAATAATTGTTCATTAAATGTGAAAATTGACGTTGATAAAAGATTTAGTTCTAATTTACCCGATGTCATATTTCCTAAAAAATTAGATAAAAATAGAATATTGTTACTGTTTTTTGATGAATTTTCAAATTCTTTAACCCATTGATCTAAAGAATTTAGCATTAAACATCACCTATCTTTTTAAGATCATTTAATAGTTTTTGTAATTGTGATAAAACATTTGGGTTTAGTGTTGTTGGTCCAACTGGCGATAATGTTAATGATGATGCATTATCTACTAATAATTTTAATGCAGAATAAATAGTGTTGATTAATTCAACGTTATTATTTCCTATTTTTATTTTATCATCTTTAATTTCAAATTTTGAAGATTCATTTGTTATTAAAATATTTGATAATTTTGAAGATTTTATTTTTATCTCTTTATTAAGAAATAGATAACTACAATTTTCCTCTGTGGAATTAAAACTTTCTTGAAATATTAATCCAATTTTTTTTCTTGAAATGCTTAAAATATTATCTGACTTTAAACAAATTCCTGCATTTTTTTCATTAAAATCGTTGTCAAATAAAATATTAAAATTTTCTGATAGATTTGTTTTTTGAGACATAAAAATTCTTGATTTATCATCTTCAAAATTTAAACTATCAACATTTTTAAAATAGTCTAATTTATCAATTTTATTATCAGAAAATTTATCTCTTTCACTCCAGAGAGTTTTTTTATTATCTTCAGATCTTAAATCTATTTTTTTAAAATATTTTTTTTGAATTTTTCCAGCAACAATATCTACACAACCTATTTGTTCTTCTTTTACTTTTTCAAAAACTAAAATTTTTTCACTTACAGGTTTTAAATCAATATCTGATGTTAAAGATTTTAAACCTAATTTTGTACCGGGTTTTGTTTTGAAAATATTTAAATTTTTTGTATTTTCTAATCTTGCATTTACTTTTGAAAGTGTTCTATCTGAACCCAACAAAATATACGAATTATTTGATCCCTCTATTAAATGTTCACCTGGTCTTGCTATTACCTTTGGAACTGCTTCTTTTTGAAAAAAATTTTCAGCAATTGAAAAATTTATTATTTCTTCATATTCATTTTGATTTTTATCTCCAAATAAATCTAAAGATAAAGATTCATGAAATTCATATTTTTCTTCTGAAATACCCTTTGTATAATATTGATGTCCATTTAATAAATGATTTAAATCTAATTTTCCAAGATATTGCTTGTCATTATGCGTATAATTAGAATCTTCAATTGAAGAAGGTCCAGTAACTCGTGACAACCAATAAGAATAATTTAATTGATTTTCTATTCCTAGAGTATTCCATTCAGCTAATGCCCACGCCCACTCACCTACTTTTATTGGTTTTTGCGTATGTGAAAAAAATGGAAAATATAAATGTGCTTCTGTGTCACTTTTATCTGCGTCTATTGCAATAATTGTATTTGGTGGAATTCCATCGCAATTTAGATAATAAGAATTTTTTACACCATAATAATTCATTAAATCTTGAATATTATCATCTGTGTAAAAAGATGAATCACTTATTATTTCTAAAACAATTACTTTTTTAAACATTATCCTCTTATCTTTTTAAAGATTTCATCTGGATTTATTGTGTCTTCTTTGTTTGTTTCATTTGCAATTAATTCAGCTAATTTTATTAATTGATCATTTGCTCTGCTCATTCTTTCCAAATATTTTGCTATATTTGGACCATGAATTGCATGCTGAGTTCCATCATCTATTACAAGTTTATGAAGATGCATAAACATTGTATAAGCATTATCTCTATCAGTTATTGCATTTTGATAAATTTCACGCCATAAAGATTTCTTTTTATCTTCAAGGTTATCAATACTATCTAATAAGTTTGAAAAATCTTTTAATTTTTCTTTTATCTCTTCTTTTTCATTCATTTTTTAAATACTCACTTTTAATTTTTTTATAATTTTTTCTTAAATTATGAAATGTAGAAGATAATTGTTTTTGATTTAAACCCGTTAACTCTTTAATATAAAGTTGAATTGCATTTTTGTTGATAAAATCAATATCATCTATATTTTCAAGAATTGTTATTATTGAATTTAAACATGCAATTTCATTTTTTGATTTTGAAGATGCAAGTAAATGTTTAAACATTAATTTTAATTCATTTTTTGATTCTAACTGAAATATATCTTCTTCTATTGATTCTATTGTTTGGTTATTTTCTATTAATATAAGTTCATCTGTCGTTAATGATTGAACATCATCCAAACTTATGTTTTTCTTTTGCTTACTATTTTTTTGTTTAGTTTTTATTATTAACCAATTTTTTGCAACAACGTTAAAATAAGAAAAAGCCGTAGTTCCACGACTTTCATCAAATTTATTAATTGTTTCAAATAAAAATGTTACACAATCATTTTTTAAATTCTCATAAGAATCATGCATACCAGAAAATTTATAAATGTTAATTAAATTTTCAACCAACTTTTCAAAAGCTGGCATTATATCATTTTTATAAATTTTTTCTCTTTCTTTTTTAGAATCAGCCGTTTGAAACATCACAATAGCAGCTTGAGTTTCTTTATCAAAATAATATTTTAAATCATTCTTCTGTTTCTTGGCTCTCTTCTTTTTGGGTGCTGTTTGTTTTTCCATAATAAATTACATTTTTCATTTTTTCTGATACCATAAGAACTGATTCTTGAGATTTTTTAATAGATTGAAGCAAGCCCTTAATTACTGGTTCATTATAAAATACCGGTATTTTTGTATATTTGTAAATTTGTTCGTATGAAGAATTTAATATTTCTAAACATTCTTCTACGGTATTATCAGATTCTGATAAAATTTTAAATAATTTATTTATTGCAATTAATAAAAATGCATTACTAATAATTGATATTAAAAATAATATTGATAACAAATAAATCATATTAAATCCTTGAATTGATCTTCATATAATTGTACTATAGAATCAAATTTATAAATATCGTGAATTTTTTTAGTGGATTCTTTTGCCCATTGTGTTGGAAGAGAATGATTTGATTTGAATTTTTTTATTTTTCTTTTAAAATCTTCCTCTGAAACTTGAGCCCATTTTGAACCATTCATAAAAATCCTATTATCAATACGAGATTGATGAACAGGTTCAAGATTATAATCTACACCTATAAATTTTATTTTATTTAAAAATTCAAGATGTCCAGACCAATTTGTAGCAATTATAGGAACACCTGCTGATGCAGCCTCTAATAATGGTAAACCATAACCTTCACCTCTTGTAAGAGAAATTAAGGCTTTAATATTATTATGTCTATATAAAGAATTAATTTCAGATTGATTCATAAATCCATGTAATAGATGAATTTTTGGAAATTCACCTTTCTGTAACTCTTCTATAGATTTTTTGAATACGTTAGTAACAATTGCTTTATCAATTTTTGAAAATTTTCCTGAATTTGTTTTCAAAATTATTCCAACATCAGGATCATTTTTAAATGATTCACAAAGCCATTTTAACGTATAAAAAATATTTTTTCTATCATTAAAAACATTATTTCCTGTTAATTGTCCAAAAATTAAAAAATTAAATTTTGTTTTAATCCCAAAATCAATTTGATTTGGATTTTCATTTTTATATTCATCATCAAAAGATTCAGGAATTACACAAATTTTATCATCTACAAGTGATGAGGTTGTCGTAAAAGATTTTTTCGTAAATTCCGATGGAACAACAACCTTGCTCATTGATAAAACATTTTTAATCCATTCAGGATTACATCTATCGGTTTCTACACCTGCGGTTATACCAATATTTGTATGAGCTAAATTTGTATCCCACTCATTTGGAAGCTGAATTTGAAAAGAAATATCATACTTTTTATTTGGATCAAAATTTGTTCTTTTGAAAATTTCTCCAATTAGCCCATTTTCAAGTTGACTATTAATTAACCAACTTGTATCACCCCAAGGTAAAACCTGGAATGTTACGTTTGAACCACGTTCAATTAACCATCTAGCAATTTGTCTAGAATGAACACCATATCCAGAATTAGAAAGTACAGGTCCTCTAACTAAAATTTGTTTCATTTAATTTCCTCAATAGTCCATCTTGAATATGAAGATTTCCACTCATTTATTGTTTTTTCTAGTGATTCATCCCATAATTTTACTACATTATCAATGTTATATTCATTTATAGCATATTCATATGCTTTTTTCCCTAATTCTTTACGTTTTTCATCTCCAAATTCATACATCTTCATTATAGCATCTGCTACTTTTTTATTTGAAACGTGATGTTCATAGATGTAAGGAACCATTTGACTACCAACTAATGTTGTAACGTCAGGATCTAAAGCAATTCCATTTTCAGAATTATCTCTATGATCTACAACTTGTCTTTCAAGTCCGCCTGTTTTTACTGCAATTATTGGTTTTGAACACATCATACTTTCTAATGTTGACAA